AACCGATCTCGACCCGCACTTGACGAATGCAGAGAAATCATTTATGCAGCAACAGGTTGGATCACCCATTCTAGAAGTTTAAGCAAGCTTGATCCTTCTGGTGCGAAAGAAAATCATGGTGATCGACCTACAGCCGATGCGTTGCTTTGCAAAGCGATGAGCAAATTTCCGGTTGTAAAAAAACAAATTGAAGTTATCCCGGAAGATTCTTTTCTTCATCGTCGCAAAATATCTAGCGATAAAAAAACAACGACTAAAACAGGGCAATGGTAAATGGCAAGAATCTTAACAAACAAAAAGCTTGTTGAAGCAGTGGAATATTCTCGTCGTAAGTTGGAGCCTTTTAGGCGTCAGCGTCTTGCTGCGGTAAAGGCTTACACCGGCGCTCATTACACCGATGAGGCTGCTCCAGAGCGAATGCCAGTTAACTTTCTTGAGATGGCTATCTCTGTTTACAAACGACAGCTTGCAGCATCTGCCCCTCGGGTTGTAATTCAATCTAACTCTTCTGAAAACAGAGGGCTGGCCCTAGACCTTGAAATCGTAATGAACAAGGTTCTTAAAGAGATGCGTTTTGAAAACACGCTTTCATCTTGGGTTACAGACGCATTGTTTTCTGTAGGCATCATGAAAGTTGGCCTGTCGCCAAGTGATGAAACCGCAGCAGAGCTTGAAGGCATTTTTAGGGACTCCGGTTCGGTGTTTGCTGAAACCGTAGACCTTGATGACTTTGTTGTTGATATGACGGTGTCTAAGTGGGATCAGCCGCAGTACATCGGTAACCGATACCAGTTGCCTTACGAGTATGTGATTGAAACGGATTTGTTTGGAGACAAAACCAAAAATCTAAAAGAAACAATCATTGGCACAAGCAACGAGCAGGGCGACGAAAGAATCGAATCTGTTTCAATTGGCGGCGACAGATACCAAGGACGCGACACAAACAGAGTCATAGAGTTTTGGGATATCTACCTTCCGTATGAACGCAAGATGGTTACGTTTCAATCCCAAGATGACGGCGGTCTTGATCCGCAAAACGTAGTTGCCGAAAGAGATTGGACTGGACCAGAAGAAGGCCCGTACCATATTCTTGGATATGGAGATGTCCCCGGCAACTTGATGCCAATTTCTCCAATTGCCCATTTGATTGATTTGAACGATCTTTCTAACTCAATGTTTAGAAAGCTTGGTCGTCAAGCAAATCGGCAAAAAACAATCACCATTGTTGCTGGCGGTGCCGAAGAGGACGGAGAACGAATTGTTAGGTCAAACGACGGAGACACAATCCGATCAGACAGACCAGAAGCTACTCGCGAAGCCAGATTTGGCGGCGTAGATCAATCAAGTCTTGCATTCTTGATTCAGCTTAAAGACATGTTTAGTTACCTCGGTGGCAACCTTGACACGCTTGGTGGCCTTTCTAAGGGTGCGGATACTCTTGGTCAGGAACGTTTGCTTAAGCAAGCAAGCTCCATGAAAATCGTGGACATGCAGGAGCGAACAACCTCCGCAGTCAAAAAGGTTATGGAAGTTATTGCAAAATACATTTACTACGACCCGATTGGCACCTATCCGTTTAGCAAAGAGATTGAAGGCACAGGCATTAAGTTTCGAACTGATTTTCGTCCCGAAGTAAGAGAAGCCGACTTTATTGACTTTGATCTTGATATTGCTCCATATTCGATGCAGGACCGCAGTCCGGCGGAAAGAGTCCAAAGCATGATGGAAATCATGCAGGGCGTCATTTTGCCGATGGCTCCGCAAATGATGCAAATGGGTGTTAAGCCTGACATGAAGAAGTTCTTGCACTATGTAAGCAAGTACAGCAACACGCCCGAGCTTGACGAGATCCTTGGCATCATGACCGACGAAGACATGGCAATGATGCAAAACCCACAAGACAGGGTTAACAGTCCTCCGGTTACGACTCGGCGATATATTCGCGAAGGCCGAAGCGGCCAAACTGGGCAAGGAAGAGACGACGACATGATTCGCCTTCTGATGGGTTCTGATCCAAACGTTTCTAACATGGGAGGGATGGAATGACCCAATATTTAAAAACAAAAAAAGAAACTATTATTGTTGAAGAAATCAAACGATGGATTCAACATGTTTTAAACGTTCCATCAGACCATTTCAATGGCTTGCCGCCATGCCCGTACGCAATGTCGGCTTGGCTTAACAACGACATGAAAATCATCTTTGGTTCGCGAGACGATGTGTTAAAAGTATGCGACGAATGGGAAACACAAGAATCAAGTATTGTAATTGTTGTGATTGACGAGACGCAAAAAGAACTGTCTAGTTGGTGCGAGAAACAAAACGACGATCTTGCTCATGAAAATTTGACGCTTATGTCTTTTGTTCCCGACGATACAATTGACACGGGACAACCAGAAGAAGAGATGACAAATTGGGAACCGTTAATTGAAGAAGAATATTCAATGGTTTTTGTTCAAGAACTTACCGATCTTGAAACCGCAAGCGCTCATTTGATGAGCAAAGGTTATTACAAGAACTGCACGGAGCAGTTTATGAAATACGTCAACACCCGAGCCGAAAGGGCTACACATGCGTTCAAAGAAGAAAATGATGAAGAAGAAGCCAGCAATGAAGCCAGCAATGAAGCCAGCGACAATCCAGAAGAAAACGAAAAAGAAGTAAATGAGCATTGTTGAATACCCATCTTTAATTGACGTTGTTGTGGCGTCGTTAATTACAAGCAACGACGGCGTTGTCCTTGATGGTGGCGTTTATAATCAGTCAGCGTTTGCGCAGTTTTCTGAAATGTTTGTTGAATCGTCAATTTTTGACGGGGGTAGTCCTTAATGGCAGTGCAAATTCAATTGCGGAGAGGCACTGCCTCTCAATGGACATCGACCAACCCAACGCTGGCGGCTGGCGAGATTGCCATTGAAACCGACACTAGTAAACTAAAACTTGGCGACGGCTCAACTGCTTGGACAAGCCTCGCTTACTTTTCGGCTGGCAGTGGTGATATTACTGGTGTTGATATTACGGCAGGGGATGGCCTTGATATTTCGCAGTCAGGAACCACTTCTGGCGATTACACAGCAACGGTGTCAGCAGACCTAAAGGCTAATGGCGGTCTTGTAATTGAGTCTACAGAGATTGCTTTAAAGCTTGATGCGTCAAACATTACAGGAACACTTGCAATTGCAGATGGCGGAACCGGAGCCACTGCTGCTGCAATGATCGGAGTGATTACAGCGGTAGACGCTGCCGCCGCTCAAGATGTTCTTGGTGGGACTACAGTGGGCAAGGCGGTCTTCGTTGCCGCAGACGCCGCTGCTGCCCGGACGGCGATTGGTGCTGGCACTGGTGCTGGTGATCTTGTTGCCTCAAACAACCTCAGCGAATTGACCGCCACTGCCGCGACCGCTCGCACGAACCTTGAACTCGGTACGGCTGCTCTTGTTGCGACTGGAACCGGAGACGCCGACGCCATCCTCGGCAACGACGCAAGGCTGACCGACGATCGAGATCCCAACGATCACTCGACGGATAAGTTGACCAGCGGAACCCTCGGAGTCGCACGGGGCGGCACGGGGTTGACTTCGGTTTCCACTCTGCTCAACTCCAACACAACGAAGAGCGATGTCGGACTTGGAAGCGTAGAGAACACCGCGCTCACGACTTGGGCAGGATCAGGGAATATCACAACGGTTGGAGCGATCACAGGTGGAACGTGGGGTGGCACAGCCATTGATTACTCTGCGTTGAGCAATGCGCCGGTACTCGGAACGGCTGCTGCTCTCGACGTTGGTACAAACGGCGACAGCGCCGTTCAACTCACTGGGCATCCAGCAGGCACGGGTGCGTTACCTGCGGTCAGTGGTGCGGCTTTGACTTCGTTGAATGCAAGCAACGTCAGCAGCGGTAATCTTGCTGATGCTTATGTCGATCTGCGAGTCGATCACGGCGTGACCTTCGACGGCGGTGGATCAGTCATCGAGACCGCAAAGGTCGTACTCGTTCCAGTCGAGCGAGCCGGAGTCATCAAGGCTGCGACCCTCGTGGCCGACGCCTCTGGTTCGATCACGATCACGATCACGAAGTACGATCCCGCCGCAGACGCGACGACGCTCGGCAGTGCTGCGGCGGTCGGTTCGATCGCACTTGCGACGAAGATCATCAATCGAGATACTACGCTCTCCGGCTGGACGCTCGCCGTCGCCGAGGGAGATATCCTAGCATTCACCACCGGAGGCACGATCGCCACCGTTACCCGTGTCACCTGCAAACTCAAGGTAGAACTCGCATGATCAACGCAACGCTGAACCTCTTCGTCTCGCAGTCGCTTCGGCCAGACTCGGAACGCTTCCGATCGAACTACTTCAAGGGTATCGACCTCTCCTCGACAGTCGTCGCCGAGATCGCTCCCGTCATGGTGTCGCTCGGTCTTGCAACCTTCGACGCATCGA